GATGAGCTATTCAAAGAATGGTCAAAGAGTGATCCTGTTAGTGGCATTGGCTTATATATGTACACACTTGCAGGAAGAACTGAGACGAAGTTAAGTTCTCTTGCCAATGAACTCAGTAGGGTAAAGCGTCAGCTGGATATTCAAAAAGTACAAGCAGAAACCTGGAAGCAATCTTATCTCGAGCAGGTAAAAGAGAACGTCAAGATGCAAGCCGAGATGTTAGCAAATGAACAAGCGTAAGTTAGTAACTGATCGTCGTCCTGGTTGGATTGGACCTTATGGTGCTGTTAATATGAATAGCGAAGAGCAGACACTTACAGAAGTGTTGGATAAAGCTATCCTAGGTGAAAGCGGTGCACTTGTAGTTAGCATGACTTCATATATGTTGAAGCTTCACGAAGATATCGCTCGGCTATCAAAAGAGACTGAAATACTAGCAGCCAGAATGAATTATTATCAACATGCGTTGCAAGAGATTTGGGATATTGCAGATCAATGTGGGGAGCCAATCTCATCTAAAATGGCTAGTGATGCTTTAACTAAAAAGGTTTAAGATATGAGTGAAGATAAGATAACCGAAATAGCTCTTGATGTAGGTTTGTTGAATTATGTTGATAATGAAACACCTCGCAGATACTTCATACATGGTAATGCTGATTTAGAAGAATTAAACTTATTTGCTAAATCACTTATTATTGAATGTGCTAAGGTTGCAGATGATAATTATGATAAAGGTCTTTGTCCAGTTGGCAATTTTATAAAAGAACATTTTGGAGTTGAATAATGAGTGGTGGGCACTTTGACTATAATCAGAACAGGATTGAATACATCATCGAAGATATTGAGCGTCTTTTTGAAGGAGAGACCAGATATCGTCCTGAGACCATGGTAGAGTTTGGTGAAGCCATCCGTGCACTAAAGATTGCATATGTGTTTGCTCAGCGGATCGATTGGCTATTGTCAGGAGATGATAGCGAGGATACTTTTCACGAGAGGTTGAAACAAGAGCTGGGAGAGCTTAATAAATGAGTGGCGATAAGTTAAACGATGCGATTGAGTCATGGATTGATTCTCTGCCTGAAGTCGAACAGCAATTGATTAATGCTAAACGTCGAGCCAAGCTTCTTGAAGATGGCCCTGGCGGCATTATGGAAATGAAGCAAACTATTGCTAATAAAGAAGCCGAGATTGAAGAATTAAAAAGACTGAATGTCAACGCCAATAAATTTAGTGAAAAGGTTGCGGCCAGCGTCTTAAATAAATTTTATTATGAAGATCAAATTGAGAAGTTAGAACTTGAAATTGATCAGTTGCAAAAATATAAAGTCTTTGCTATAATGATAGCAAATGAACCATTGGAACTTAGTTATGAAAAGGTTCAGAACCAACGTGATTGGTGGAAGAAGTTGGCACAAGAGTTGATAGACGAATTGGAGAATGATCATGAGTAACGGTCCAAATAAAGATGAAGTGCTCCAATACATCAACCGTATTGAAAGGCTTGAAGAAGATAAAAAAGCAGTTGCAGAAGATATTAAAGGCGTCTATACTGAACTTAAGGGTAATGGTTACGATGCTAAGATTATTCGTAAGTTAGTATTTATCCGTCGTAAGACTAAGGAAGAGCGTCAGGAAGAAGAAGCACTTCTTGAAATGTACATGCAAGCGATTGGAATGGAATAATGTTTAGTGACGAGATTAAGTGGTATTTTATCATGATCACTGCAGTAGTTGCACTTATTGTTTGTGGTGCAGTAGTATATCAATGGCGTCAAATGGATTGTAGTCTTACATTAGGTCAGGCTGGCCGCTCACCTGATGATATTAAGGCCATCTGCAAATGAGTAACGTTATTGAATTCAAGCCTAAACATCAACCAGAAGTTAATCCAAGAAAGCACTTTTGGTTCTCGTTCAAGGATCTACTTCGTGAAAAATATTCAGAAACAGTAGTGCATTTAATCGTAGCAGCTATTATGGATAGAGAATGCTATGAACGCACTAACGATGATATTCGTAAGGTGGTTGATATCTATTACGAACATGTTCCTTTATTATGATACTACTTGTTGCTTTTTTAATGCTGTTAAGTTTTGGTTTAGGTGTAGCTTGGAATTTAGTCTGGGTAAATATGAAAGAATTAGATGCCTGGCTAGATCGTCGAGCTTTAGAAGATAAAGAACTTACAGAATCTTTCAAAAAAAGTGTTGATGAAATTAAAAAAGAATTAGATAATAAAATATCAGCCAATAATGAATTGAACAAACTTAAACAGAATATAAACGGAGCTAAAAAATGAATACCAAGTCTATTGAATTATCTTATGAGTTTATCGATTCAATTGTGTTAAGTGAATTACAATCTGCTCTTGTATCTAACGTAAATGACTATCACAATAATGTTAGAGTATGTGAGACTCGTAAAGAGCATCGCCGTCTTATTGAATCTCTACGTCGTACTGTAGCTTACTTTATGCCTCATGATGAATTTGTAGAATATATTCGTGAAAATATTGACTGGCCAGAAGATATGGATACTAATCCAATTAAATGGTAATGCAATACGAAACTGAAATTAAGCCTATTCCTTTTCCATTAATTGCAAGACTTTTAAAGAAACGTCAAGAAGATCTTGTTAGTTACCTATGGGAAGAAGATGTTGACAATATTAAAAAAGCAAGGGATGATATAAAGACGTTCAAGTTTAAACTTGAACGTGGTGAAGTATACGAAGTGCCATTCTAATGATTGGGGGTATAGCTTAGTGGCAAAAGCCGGTGATTTTATAAATATGTGACGGAGGATAATATGTTCACAGTTTATAAAATTACAAATAATATTAATAACAAACATTATATAGGGGTACATAAAACTAACAACCCTAACGATGGATATATGGGCAGTGGTAGAGCAATTAAAGCTGCTATAACCAAATATGGTATAGATAATTTTTCAAAACATATACTTTTTATTACAGAAAATAAAGAAGAAGCTTATAATTTAGAAAAAGAACTTACAGTTGATTATTATAAAGAAGATAATTATAATATGAAACTAGGAGGTGTAGGAGGCTTTACCAAAGAAAATTCTAAAAAAGGTATTATTGCTTTAGCTAGAATTAGTGGAAAAGCATCTTACGATCAGAAAAAAGGATATCATGCTCAAACAAAACAGCAATTGTCTGAAAATGGTAGAAAAGGCGGTCTAAAAAATAAAGGCCGAAAAAAAGGTCCTTTATCTGAAGAAACAAAACAAAAAATTCGTGAATCTCTGTTAAAAAGAAATAAGGACCGATAGCCAAGCGGTAAGGCTCACTGCTCATAACAGTGCGAGCGTAGGTTCGAATCCTACTCGGTCCACCAACTATATAAGTAAATCGTAGGTTCGAGTCCTACCATCCCCACCATACCTCATAAATATATTTTTAACAGGGAGGTACGCATGAAATACCTAATACCCCTTCTATTGATATCGACATCTGCATTGGCTCAGCAACAATCTGGACCTTGTGATACAAAAGAAAAGACACACGAACTTCTTACAAAGCAATATGGCGAAAAGCCATTTGTCGAAATGAAAGACAATTTTGGTCGTCAATTCGTTATGTATGTTAATCCAAATACAGGTACATGGACGGTTATAGCCACTAAGGATGACGTCTCTTGTGGTGTGTCTGCAGGTAAAGATCTCACACCAGCAGATCCTAAAAGGTTCGAAGATAAGAAAAGTGATCCTAGTTGATTTTTTTATTATATCATTTTAATATAATAATTATGTAATTAGAGATTTTATAATGTATAAAGTATCGGTTCATCGTGGTCGTAAATTAGTAGAACGTAATTGCTTCTCTGATATAAAAAACTCAGAGAGGCATTTTGCGTTTTTAGAGCATAGATACATAAATGAAATGCAAGACTATAAAGTAAAAATTACTATTAAAAAAGACGGCGTCGAATTAAAAAGAGCTTGATTTCTTTTTGATTATATCATATCATTATTATATAATCTAACAGGAGGTACTTATGTTTGACAACAACTTCTATAAATTCTCTATCTATGATAATGGATTCTATAAGTACGTAGTTGAGTTTGAAAAAGCTTTCCATAAAGGTAATCTCCAAGGATTAACTATTAAAGATCGTCTGCATTTTGTAGATAAAGACGATGCTGAGAAGTGGATTAAGGCTGTAGCAGGTCTTGATAAGGATGAAACTTTTTTTAATTTTAAGATTGTTGAGGCAATTTAATAATGACCGCAAATACAGAGAACGTCACATACAGAATGTTTGAGAACCCAGCTGCGCAAATGCTTCCAGAGGGTTCAGAAAATAAAAAAATTATTACAGCATATAAGATGTATGAAAATTCAAATGTAGAAATTGCCCGTGGTAAATTAACTCGCCCATGGATGGATGATACATCTGATAAATTTGCATATCGTTGCTTACCGCTTAATATTGCTAACATGCACGGGTGGGCAATCTATCTTAAAAAGAGTGTAGTAGTAGAGTGGAACGGTAAACCAGGTATTGATGGTATTAAAATTATAGACCAAGAAGAGAATAAAAATTTAGTTAGCTCTCATTTTGGTAGTGGCATTGTAACTTTTTACGTAGACCATTTATTTAAAACACCAGAAAATTATAGCCTTTATATTACCGGGGCTCCTAATCATATTATACCAGGTGCGCATGCATTAACTGGAGTATATGAGTCAGATTGGGCTCCTTATTCTTTTACTATGAATTGGAAACTAACTGATCCACATAGAAAAATTATTTTTAATGTAGACGATCCTATTTGTTTTATATTTCCAGTTCAAAGAGAACTAATAGAAGAGTTTGTATTTGAAGTGCGCGATTTAAGTTCTAATCCAGAACTAGATACAGCTTATAAAGAATTTAACGATTCAAGAAATAGCTTTTTAGAATCAATAGCGCAGGGGACAAATAAAGATACTTGGCAACGAAATTATTTTCAAGGTAAAATGCCTAGTGGCTCAAAATGCCCTGTACATAACCATAAAACAAAGTTAAGTCTTAATTTTGAGGAAAAATAAAATGAAGCTGTTTTTAGTTGATGCAGTATCTTCTTTTCGTAATTCTTATGTTATTCGCTGTGAAGATATAGATCATGCTGCTGACTCTGTAACATGCAATGAGGCAGGAGAGTTTAGTCAAGAATGGTTAGGGGAAACTATTTCTCGTATCCGTGAGATTACTGAAGATGATTATCTTGCTCTTTTTGATAAAGATAATGAATATCTAAAAAGCTGGGATATTGAACAAAAGAAGAGTCTTATTCATACAGTAGACTATGATAAAAAAGAATTTAATCCAGTAGATGATATTCCTAAATCATATGACCCATTGAGTAGCGGAAAAGCGGAGATTTGATCTCCGCTTTTTTATTAGTTACCTATTTTTGCTAGTTTTTCTTGGCCGCGCATAAAGCTTGTTACACCAAGTATTGCTCCAAACGCTAAGTGTATTAAACCACCATTAGATAGAGTAAGACTCTGCCAGGCAGTATATGTGGTTTGTATACCTAATCCTTTGAAGAAAACAGGTAAGAACATAGTAATTAATGGAAAGCCTACGAAGTCCATAAAGCAAATAGCCATATAAAGCCAGCCCATTGCTGGTCTCCAATAAGCCTTTACCCAATGTTCTTCTTCTTTTTCTATCTGATGTTCTGTAACTTCTTTATCAATAGAAGTTTCAGCTAAACCAACTGATGCTTCAGCTTGTGCTGTGGCTTGAATAGAAGCCATTTGTACAGTTTGCTGAGCCATCACTGATGATGCGGCTGAATTATTATTGTTATTTACATCAATCACAGTAACTGCAGGAGCAGGTGTGGGTGCTGCAGCAGGTGTTGGATCAACAGTAGGTGTTGATGTATTATCTGATGTTTTTGATTTAAGCAAAGCCATAACAAATCCTTTATAGTATATAAATATTAAAAAAAGAGATAATCATGACAAAAAAAATTATATTCACAGCATTTACATTGCTATTTATGAGTTATGATGTTTATGCATCTGAGATGGTTTATCAATTCAGTAATCCTTCGTTTTCTGGTCAAGGATGGTCTTCTCATGTATTGACTATAGAGAATGAAGAATACACTCGTCAGCAAGCAAACATTGTTGCACAGCAACAAGCGGCCGCTGCTGCTGCAGCTGCTGCAAATAATACAAATCTTGCAAAATTTTTAAATAATCTTGAGAGTAGAATATATGCTACTCTTTCTCAACAAATTGCTTCTCAATTGTTTTCCAATCAAGGAGCTACTTCTGGTCAATTTACAGTTGCTGGTAGCACTATACAATGGAATTCTGATGGAAGCAATGTTAACATTTCAATTACCGATGCCAATGGCATTACAACCAACATGACCGTACCTTTAGGAAGTTTAGCGATATGAAAAAATATATTATTGTTTGTTTGAGTTTATTATTAGCTGCATGTTCTACTACAGAGGATTTACATAAGAATATAGAGACAAATGCTGATAAGGCTTTACCTCTCTATCCATTGAAAAAAAGACAAAACGAATTGTTTAATTTTGGACCTTTAGATGGTCCTAAAATTCCTATTGCAATCTATAAATTTAATGATTTGACTGGACAGAGAAAACCAAATTCTAACTTTGCTGATCTAAGTACTGCAGTCACTCAAGGTTCTGAAGGTTTTTTAATTAAATCTTTACAGGATGTAGGCAGAGGAACTTGGTTCACTCCTGTCGAAAGAGTAGACCTTGATAATCTAGTTAAAGAAAGACAGCTTATTAGATCACAAAGAGAACTGTATGAAGGTAAAGAAGCCAAGCCTCTAACACCTCTCGTTGTTGCAGGAATCATGGTTGAAGGTGGAATTGTTGGTTATGATTCCAATCTTCTTTCTGGCGGTATAGGTGCCAGAATGCTTGGTATTGGTCTAACACAGCAGTACAGAAAAGATGAAGTTACCGTAGTTTTAAGATTGATATCGATAAATACTGGAGAGATAATGTTGTCTACAGGTGCAACCAAGACAATCTACAGTGTTGGTGTCAATGGAAACCTTTTGCAATTTGTAGATGCTGGCACAACAGCCGTAGAATTTGAAACTGGTGCCAATGTAAACGAACCTACTACATATGCTATTAGAGTTGCTATAGACCAAGCAGTGTTATCAATGGTCAAAGAAGGTATGGATAAACAACTATGGAAAGTTAAGAAAGACGAAAAGAGGTAATAAATGAAATTAATAACAAGATTGGCAATGTTGTCATTCTTGGTTATGGTTCAAAATGCTTTTGCTGCTACAAACAATGTCTATGTTGACCAAATTGGTGACGGATCAAACATTACACTAACACAAACTGGACAAGGCAACAATATAGGTGATTCTACTACACATGCGGGATTTACTGGTAATAACAACACAGTCACGGTAGAACAAATTGGAAATCAAAACACAGCAACGTTGAATGTAAACGGTGCAGGAAATAATATTAGCTCTTCGGCAAACGGTAACAACAATACAACAAACATTCAATCAAATAGTACTGGTGCAACAATCACAGACACTATTTCTGGTAATGACAATACCGTAAATCATACTGTTGATGGTTCTGGTACATCCACAGTTAATATCTCTTCAGACAACAATACAGTAAATGTTACTAACACTTCAACATCTGTGTTAGGAGCACAAAGCACCGTTAATATTACAAACGGTGGTGGAAACACTGTGGACATTCTACAGGATGGAGCTGCTGGTACAAATGGCCACGTTGCCAATGTATCAATAGCCGGTGCTACAAATACAGTCAATATTCAGCAAGGTGGTAACATTGATAGTACAGTTAATGCGACAATTACAGGTTCTGGTAATTCAGTTAGCGTTAACAGTAATTATTCTGGCTTGGGCATCTCCCACTAAAGCTGAAATAGGAACTGTTACCGAACAAACTGGTCCGACCGAAATCATAAGAAACAAATCAAGTATCCCCAGTCAATTAAAATCTGGAGTGGAGATGGATGATACTATCTCCACTGCAAATGCAAAAGCTGGTATTACTTTTAATGATAATACCCAAGTTCAAATTACAGAACAAAGCAAACTTGTCATCGACAACTTTATATATGATCCTAACAAAAATACTGGTAAGTTAGCAATTAAGATAGCATTAGGAACCGTAAAGTATGCTTCTGGTCAAATTGCCAAAAATTATCCCGAACAAGTTAAAATTGAAACACCAACTGCCACAATTGGTGTCAGAGGAACAGACTTTAGCTCTACTGTCGATGAGATTGGACGCAGCACAATCATCCTTCTTCCTTCCTGTCCTCAAGGATGGAAAGACATTGAAAAAGATTGTATAACAGGAAAAATTATTGTAAAGACAGATGCAGGCGAACTAATGTTGACGAAGCCATTTCAGGCTACGACTATTGATTCAAGAATCCATGAACCAGCCAAACCATCTATCCTTAGTTTGGATCTACAACAAATAAACAATCTTCTGATTGTCTCTCCTCCACCTCAATTAAAGAAAGCAGAGACTACTACAACAGAAACAAAAGGATTCAATTTCCTTGATGAAGATCTGTTGAAACAAGACTTGCTAAAATATACAGAGCTAGACAAAAACTATCTTCAAGATGCAACAACCAAGTTAGATATTAACTATCTTGATAACAACTTCCTAATCAACTTGCTTGACGTTTCTTCTTCTCAGATGCTTGGTAATGAACTTGACCAATATAACTCTATGTTACCTAAATACGATAAGAATTCAGGTTTAAAATATATGGTCGATGGTGATGGTCTAACATTGTACAGGGAGACTGTTTCTAGTTATGCTGAAATAAATGTTCAGAAAAACAATGCTCTGACAACAAATATCAATCAAGATAACATTAATATTAATCAAATAGTAAATTATTCAGGTTCAACAACAATAACAATAAAGCAATCTCTATGAAAAAACTTATTCTTTTATGTTTGTTAATTTGTACACCAGCAAATGCAGGAAGTGCAATTATTAATCTTTCCGGAAACAATAATGTTTTAAATCTTGCACAAAGAGCAGACACAAATGTGATGTTTAGTGCCACAGATCCTAATGCAAGTAACAATGTTTATTCTATCAAGCAATCTGGTGGTGGAGAACATACTGCTAGCATTGACATAGAAGGTAATTTCCAAAACTATAACTTCTATCTTTCACAAAATAGCTCTCAGAATCTTTCAATATCAATTCAGCAAATTTGCAACAATCCTGTTTGCTCTCCTTCATCACCATATGTATTTAATCAGTATTGACATGAAAAATTTTCTAATATCTCTTGCAGTTGTTATTGTTTTAATAGCAATAAAAGTATCTAATCCACTTCCAGTACAATTATTGGAAATGAAATCGCTTGATTTGCTATTGACAAGTAAACCACAAACAACCAACGAAGATATAGTTATTGTTGAAGTGTCAGACAAGACTCTCGAAAAACTTGGTCAATGGCCATTAGATAGAAAAGTGTTTGCAGATAAGATTATGCAATTAAGAGAATATGGCGCAGGTCTTATTGTGATGCCTGTTTTATTTTCTGAACCTGATAGAGCCGGTCATGATAAAGAGTTAGCTGATGCTATTGGAACAGGAGGAGTTATAATTGCTCAAACACCAACAAATCAAAACAAAAAACCAGATGCCGTTCGTCGTGGCTTTGCTGCTATTGGTGATAATCCTGCCCCTTATGCTTATAGCTGGAATGGAGCTGTTAGCCCTATCAAAATGCTTGCAGATGCCGCAGCAGGGGTCGGCGTTGTTGCTTCCACACCTGAGGTGGACGGCGTTGTACGACGTATGCCAATGGTCGTTAACATAGACGGAAATTTATATCCATCATTACCGTTAGAAACAATAAGAGCTGCTACAGATGACCCATCGTTTCAAATTAAAACAGATGATGCTGGGATTGCTGCTGTTCGCATCCCCAAGTTTAATACTATTAATACTGATAAAAATGGTAGAATATGGATTGATTGGTCTTCCAAGTATAAAACTGTTGATTTCCTGGAAGTAAAGAAAGAAGATGTAGAAGGTAAGTCTGTTATCATTGGTTTATCTGCATCAGGAATAGGCAATATAATTGCTACACCTCGTGGTGAACAATTTGCACACACCGTTCAAGCCAATGCTCTTATCTCTGTGTTCAACGGAACAACACCTGTAAGATATTCTTATGCACCAGCATTAGAACTTCTTGCTACAATTCTTTTAACTACTCTTATAATATTAGTAATACCTAGAATACCGGTGTTAACTACTATTCCTGTATTAGTTATTTTAACTGGCGGTTTGATATATCTTCCTAAGTATCTTTTTACTAGCAATTTAGAACTTTGGGATGTATCATATATTTTATTCTCAACAGTAATTACATACGGTACTGTAATTGCCCAGAGAATGTTAAGTGAGTATTTACAGAAATTACAAATTAAAAAGCAATTTGGTACTTACTTATCTCCTGCAATGGTAGAAAAGTTACAAAAGAATCCTGAGTTGCTTCAACTCGGAGGAGAGTCTCGTGAGCTTTCAATTATGTTTACAGATGTTCGCGGTTTTACTGCTATTAGCGAGCATTACGGAAACGACGTTCAGGGGTTAACTAAAATAATGAATCGCTACATGACGGCGATGACAGCTTCTATATTAGAAGAAAATGGTACATTAGACAAATATATTGGTGATGCTCAAATGGCATTTTGGAATGCTCCTCTAGATGATCCAAATCATGCCAAGCATGCAGTTAAAGCTGCTTTGAAAATGTTAGGAAAGTTAGATGAATTTAATAGAGAAGTTAGTGAAGAAGGTGTACCGCCTTTTGGCATGGGTCTTGGGATTAACACTGGGACCGTTGTTGTTGGTAACATGGGCAGCACTCAGCGTTTTGACTATACTTGTCTTGGGGATAGTGTCAATCTTGCTTCAAGACTAGAAGGTCAGTCAAAGAACTACGGTGTTCTATTAATCCTAGGACCTGAAACAGCTAAACAAGTTCAGGATGAATACAGAGTAATTCAATTAGATACAATTGCTGTTAAGGGTAAGAAAGAAGGTGTAGATATCTATACTGTTCTAAATAATGCCGATTGGGCAAAGAGTCAAGTCATAACTCATAATAAATTTTTAGAAATATATCGATCAGGTGATTGGGATCGTGCTATTTCATATGCAACAGATCTTAGAAGATGTTTTAATAAAAAACTAGATCATTATTATGAATTAATGATCGAGCGTATTGAAGATTATAAGATTAATCCACCCAAGAACTGGGATGGTGTTTACAGAGCAACGAGTAAGTAATTATACTTCGTTGTCATCGTTCATTTGAATGTGTCTAATTTGTTCTAAATGTTTACTGCGCAGTAGCAGAACTACATTTAATTTTTGATTTAATCTTAT